CATGGCTTTCTCTGTGAAATTTGCGTACATGAAGAAGGGAGCAAAAGATGAAGAAGCTGTATTAAGAGCTCAATTTAAAATCAACAAAGCATTGCAATTATCAACTGCCATTATTAGTGCAGCGCAAGCACAAATGACTATATTGGCACAATATCCAAAGTTCGATGGTGGATTCGCAATGGCAGCAGCAATGGTTGGTGCAGCGTTAATGTCAGCAGGAACTATTGCTAAAATAGCAGCGACACAATTTGACACCACAAGTGTAAGTGGTGGAGTTGGTGGCGGTGGGGGTGGTGGAGGTGGTGACCTTAATACAGGTGCAGCGACAGCGACAAGCAATTCACAACCATCTACATTGCTCAATCCTGATGGAACGGTAAACAATCAAAACACACCAACACCTGCACCAATACAAGTGTATGTGGTGGAATCAGACATTACATCGACACAGACACAGGTGGCGGTGGTACAAAATCAAATGAATTTTCAATAACTAAAATAAAATAAGATGAAAAAATTAATGACCTACGAGTTAGACATCAACGAAGATGAAGCTGCTCAAAGCGGTGTGGACTACGTTGCACTTGTCGATGATCCTGCAATCAAAGAGAATTGGATGACATTTGAAGCACAGAAATCTTTTGCATTCAAAGTGTCTGCACCAGAACGCAGAATAATTACAGGTGCGGCCATGATTGCTGACATGCCTATCTATCGCAAGGATGATGTGCGTGGTGAGTACAATGTAGTATTTCGCAAACCTGTGATTGAAAAGATTGTCAAGAAGTGGGCGAAGCTCAACAAGTTCAACAACGTGAACATGATGCACGAAGAAGATACACAAACAGAAGGCATCTATTGTATAGAATCATTCATCGTTGATTCGAGCAGAGGCATCACTACACCGAAGATATTTGACAAAGCACCTGATGGTAGTTGGTTTCTTTCTTATTACATCGAAAATGACGTAGTTTGGAACGAGTTCATCAAGACTGGCATCTTCAAAGGATTCAGCGTTGAAGGTATGTTTGGTTTTGAAATCAAGGCACAGGCAGAGGTGGTTGAAGTCGATGCTGATGAAAAGCATCTACAAACTATTTTTGATATTCTAAACTTTGCAGAAAAGCAAGGTTTAAAAAGGATACCTTATGTTTTGGGATCAGTTGGTGGGAAAACAAAGTAACTCATAAAATGGTACACATATAAAATATGTACTTATTAATTTAAATAAACTTAATCATGGCAGACAAAGCAACATTCATTTCAGAATTAGCGACACTTGTTAAGAAACATTTGTCACCAACAAAATTGAATTTCAAAGACATCATGTTACCTGATGGAAGCACACTTCGTTACGAAGGTGATATGCCAATGGTACAGATGCCAGTGACAATACTTCAACCTGATGGAACAGAACTACCTGCACCTGATGCTATTTACGAAATGGAAGATGGCACAAGCATCGAAGTTATCGGAGGCATCATTGTAACAGTTACACCACCAGCAGCAGAAGTAGAATCACCAGAATCAGCAATGCCAACGACACCAACAGAAATGGAGAACAACACAGCAACTGTAAAGACACTTATTGAAACGCACACCAAAGAGCATCACTTCACAAAAGAAGAAGTGACATCATTGTTGGAGCAGTCAGTAGTTAACATGACAGAAAAATTTGCAACAGCAACAAAAGAACTTTCGGACAAGATAGAAGTAATGGAAGGATATAATTCAGATTTGAGTGCATTGGTATTAAAGTTCAGCGAACAACCTGCCGAAACATCTGTGAAGAAACTACCAGTAAACTTGAAGTCAGAGCCAACTTCTAAACGTGAAAGTTTAGAGGAGTATCGCAAACGAATGAACACACAAAAATAATTTATAAAAACAAACTAAAAAAAATAAACAATGGCAACATTTTCATTAAGCGGTCTATCCGCTTACACCGAAGAAAACAAAGCGGACATCGTAACCAAATCCATTCTTGGAGCAAGAACAATGGGACTTATTGATGTTCGTGCAGGAATCAAATCAGCAATGAAGATTCCTATCCTTGACACCACATCTAACTTCCAAGTTGGAGGATCATGTGCGTTCAACACATCAGGAACAACAACAGTAACACAAACAACTATCACACCAGTTGCTTTGAAATTAAATATGTCATGGTGTCCATCAGAACTTGAAGCGTATTTCACACAGAAGTATCTTAAAGCAGGTGCGTTGTATTCAGGTACATACGATTCACAAGATGGTATCGACAATGCGTTCTTCACAGCTATCACTGACCGAGTTCAGGCGTATGTCAACAAGCAAATTGAAGCAATGTTGTGGTTAGGTAACACAGCAACAACTGCTGATCCTAACTTGAAATTGATGAACGGATTCATCAAGACAATCGACACAGCAGCAACAGCAGTAGCAGCAACACAACAAACATCTATTTCATTGTCAACTGTTCGTGGTATATTTGAGGAAATCATCTTCCAAAAGATTCCTAATGCAATTTTAGGTGACAATCCAGTTGTATTCTGTTCACAAGAAGATTTCCGTTTACTTTTGAATAAACTTTGGGTTGACAATTTATACAGTTACATTCCAACAACAGCAGAGAATGCAGGTCTTGAATTGACTTATCCGGGAAGTAACGTGAAAGTAATTGCCGTAAGTGGTTTGAATTCCGATAACGGAACAGGTCTACCAACAGCAGCAAAGCATCGTATCTTCGCAGGAACAACAAGCAACTTTATTGCAGGTGTTGATCTTGAAAATGACATACAGAACTTCGACCTTTGGTATTCAAAAGACAATCGTGAAGTTAGAATGGTAATGGACTTCAAACTTGGTGTTGCGAATCACTTCACAGACCAAATCGTTCAGTACAAAAATATCTAATAATTAACCAAGAAATGGGAGTGGGGTAACCTGCTCCCAATTCTTAAATACAAAATAAGAAATGGCATGTACATTAGTAAGTAGTTTCCCTATCGGATGCAGAGCATCAGTAGGTGGAATTCAAGAAATCAAAATACACGCAATGCCAAGTGATGCAACACTTGCTGCTCAATACACACTTACAAGTGGTGTTGTTGCAATAACAGGAGCATCGTTGTCAGGATGGTACACATTGTCTTGTGAGAAACAAACAGCGAATCTTAAAGATTCAGCAACTGTCAATGTTCAGAATGGCACAGTGTTCTATACAGAAACTTTGGTGTACATCTACAACCAACTACAAGCATCATTCCGTAACGAATTACAGAACTACGCACAAGCAAGAGTTCAGATAGCAGTTAAGGATCGCAATGGTAATATCTGGTTGTTAGGTTATCTTCGTGGACTTGATTTGAGTGCAGGTGAATCTGATTCAGGCACAGCAGATGGTGATCGTAGCGGTTACTCATTAACATGGACAGGAATGGAAATTGCTCCAATAGCATCAATGAGTTCAGCAAACTACGCATTGTTAATACAATAGAATTGTTTTCATAGTGAGGTAAGGTTTGAAAGTTTGGTTAGCAATAGCCAAACTTTCTTTTTTGTACAAATGACAATTCTTTACTTATATTATTATGTTGAAGATTATCAGACTGCAATCTAACAGTGTGCCAGTCACACTTACCGAAAAGACAACATTGACATCACCTTACTTTTTGGTCGTGTTCAATAACTTGGCAACAAATGAACTTGTGTATGCTATATGTCCAGATACATCCACACAGACAACGAGATACAACCTACTTACTATAATTGAATCGAACACATCCATTCCATTGTCAGGGCAGGTGAAGTTAGTAGAAGGGACATATCAATACAAAATTTACGAGCAAACAAGTTCATCAAATCTTGATCCATCACTATCAACTTCTTTGGTTGAAACAGGACTGCTCAAAAGCACAACCACAGCAACAAGCTCATTCATTGACAACACATATACAGAAGAATTCGTATGGCAGAATTAAACAATATACCAACAGCATCACAAAGATTCTTGACCTTCGGCAATCAAGACCTTCCTGCATTCGTAGAAAAGAAAGACAAGCACTATGTATTGTTTGGTCAGTTCAATGACTATCCCTATTACTTGATTGACCTATACACTCGGAGTGCATACCACAAGACTATCATTGACCAAAAGGTGCGTTATCTTGTTGGCAATGGATGGACTTACGATTCACGCACAGCAACGGTGCAGAAGCAGTCAATGGTGAATGATTTCCTTACAAAGAACTTTGGCAATGAAACTTTGAATCAGGCATCACAGAAGTGGGCGAATGATTTGGAGCTGTTCAATGGCATGGCAGCAGAGGTGATCTACAATAAGGGTGGTGCATTGTCATCTATCAATTACATTGACTTTGCGAATGTGCGTAGCAGTCCTGACAAAAAGAAATATTATTACACATCACGTTGGTACACATTGGATGGGGTTGGTAACAGGAAGATGAATAAAAATCCAGAGAACGAGCCAGACTACAAAGTATTTGATGCGTATGATAAAGAAGCTACAAATAAGAAGTCACAACTTTATTACTTTTCTGTTTACCATCCTAATCAACAAGTCTATCCTTTACCATCGTATTCAGGTGCGGTTATTTGGATAAATGTTGACATTGCACTTTCTGATTTTCACTATCATAATATCAAAAATGGATTTGTTCCTGCACACATCATAAACTTCTACAATGGAGTTCCTGATGAAATCAAGCAGGAAGAAATTGAGAATCGAATACTTGAAAAGTGGACAGGCGAAAAAGGTCAGCGCATTGTGTTGAACTTTGCCATGAGCAAAGAAACAGGAACAGATGTGCAGACACTTGCAATGAGTGACATCGACAAGCAATATATTGAGGTGGCGAAGCAATCAGAAACAAAGATATTTTCAGCACACTTTGCAAATCCAATTTTATTCGGCATAGCGAGAGAGGGTGCATTGGGTATGCGTTCCGAGATTGAGATTGCACACAATGAGTTCAATCAGATGTACATCATACCAAGACAGAAGTTAATTGAAGACATGGTTAACATGTTTATCGGTGACTTTGAAATTGGTGTTGAATTAAGATTAAAAACTGTACAGCCATTAGGATTCACTTTGCCAAACGCATCACAGAAAACTATTGACACGATACAGGCACTCAATTCTTTACCACAAGCGGTGGCACAAAAGATTTTAGATTCGATGTCGGCATCACAGATATTGGGATTGATAGGTATTGAAACACAGGCAACAGAAACGACAAACATTCAGGCACACTTTAATTCACAGGCAAACATTGAAATGTTCCTTAAATGTGGATCACCAAAGGCAGACTACGAGATATTGAAATCGCAGTCATTGAAATTCACAGAAGGGATGAACTTTGATGCGTATGAGAACGAGCTGAAAGAAAGTTACATGAACTTTGCAGAAGAAAAGATAAGCACGAAGGGTGGTATTGAAGGTGACATCATTATCAGTCAACCAACGAAATCAGAGATAGCAAAGGCAGATGTTCAGCAACCTGAATTGGTTGTGTTATATTCCTACGAGCTGTCACCTGAATCACCACCATTGGCGGTAGGTGGTGTGTCGAGAGAGTTCTGCGTGAAGTTGATGGATGCACAGAAACTATACACAAGAGCAGAGATAGACAACATGAGCAATGAGGTGGGTGGTAGTGTGTGGATGATGCGTGGTGGTTGGTACACAAAGCCAGACACAACTATTCACGTTCCACATTGCAGACACGAATGGCAAAGTAATTTAGTTAAGAAAGGATCAACAAGAAAATAGTATGGCAATTATAGATGGGTTATTTTTAAAGCCAACGGATGAAAGATTGTTGGCATACATTGACAACAACTACGATCAGCAACAACTTGCTGCATTGATTTTTGATGTGCAGGAATACAGAATCGTTCCATTGCTTGGAAGTGGTTTGTATGCTACCATAAAGGCAGAGATAGAAGCCAATACAGTAAGTGTGCTAAATGCAACGGTGCTGACAAAGTTAAGACCTGCACATCGGTTTGAGGTGTTGGCAAATGGACTGCATGTGTTTAACTACAAGATACGAGATAAGGGAGTGCAGACAATGAGTTCTGATAATTCAGCATCTGTTGACTTGTCAATCCTTGACAGGATGCGTCAACAATTCTCTGACCAAGCACAGGAGTTTGCACAGCGACTAACTAATTATTTAGCACAGAATCAACAGCTATATCCTACTTATTACAATCCACCAACACCGGGCATAGACACAATCTATCCAAAGGCATCAAGTTACGAAACAGGTTGGTACACAGGCACACGTTATTCTAAATTATCACCAGATGAAAAAGAAAGGTTCCCACCAACGAAAATTGTCCCATAATGGGAAGAAGTTAGAATTGTATTTTGAAAAGATAAAAGATGGCAACCACACCGACAACAACATTAAACCAGATAGTAAGCTCGTTGCAAAGCATTGCGACAAACCATAGGCAAATACATGGGTTTCAATTTGGTGAGTTGCCTGACCTTTACACATCAGGTGTGAGTAATCCTATTGAGTTGTGGGTGCAGGTAGATTCCATCAAGCGGACCAGAAGCACATCAAAGTATTCATTCACCTTTTGGATTGTAGATTCAGTGCGTAGGGGAAGTGATGCGTTCACAGAAGTCTATTCAGACACAGCACAGATAGCAGAAGATGTGATTGCACAACTGCGACATCCTGACTACAACTGGACATTCATCAATGTGAGTGAAGACGATGACAT